TATAAATAAATTTTTAGAATTGATGGAGACTACTGATTTTGATTTGATAGGTGGAGTATTGAGAGAGAAAGGAGAAATAATAAACTACGAGGGAACATACACATTTAAAAATAGTATTCTTAAATATCATAATGAACCATTATCTAACGATGACATAATTCCACAGTACGATTTTGTTTTTAATTTCTTTATAGCAAGAACAGATTTATTTGAAAATATTGAATGGGACGAGAAACTTAAACTCGCAGAGCATACTGCTTTTTTCTTCGATCATAAAGGACAGATTAAAGTAGGATATTGCAAAGATGTTATTGTGGTACATGAGCCAATCAGGTCATCGAACTATTCAGAATGGAGAGCAAGGGGGAAACAATACATGAATGACTTTTGTGTGGCTAGAAGAATCAGAGAATTGCACGGACTAAAAAATAATATATATAAAGCAAATATCCCGAAGATTATTCAAAATGAAAAATCTAGAATTGATGATGTAGATTTTCTAATAACTACATTTAAAAGAAAGAAAAACCTTGAAAAACTTTTATTTTCAATAGCTGAGTTTTACCCTCAAGCGAAGATTTTTATTGCTGATCAAAATGAAAAATTTGATGTAAAGTACTATAAAGATTTATGGGAGAGATTATTTGATGCTGGGATAATACATAAACCGTCAGCCTATGCTATAGGGTACGATTTAGGTATATCAAAATCAAGGAATGAATTGGTTAAAAAAACGACAGGTAAATATAAACTAATTCTTGAGGATGATTTTATTTTTAATGAGGAAACAGATGTTGAAACTCTTATTGATCTATTAGAAATGAAAGAAGATGTAGGAGTTGTCGCAGGAGCAATGGCGAGTAAGAAAGACGGTGTGGTCAATTTTGAATTTAAGTTGGAGATAAAAGATAATGTTTTATACCAAAAAAACGACGGAGATAAATGGCAACATTTTAACGGGATAGAATATAAAGAAACTGAGTGTGTATTGAATTTTGCTTTAATCAGGAGTGAAGTCTTTAATGGAACTAAATGGGATGAGGAATTAAAAACAACCGAGCATACAGATTTTTATTTAAAGATGAAAAAAACCAAGTGGAAAATCTTATATACTTAGTGATAGTCCTGAGTATCAAAAATTCAGGAACAGGAGAGAGTTTTTGATTTTAATGATGAAGAAGAACGGACTGAAAAGAATGGAATATCTAAATGGCCATGTTTATGAATTAATAGAAGACAAGATTAAACAATACAAAATATGAAAGCATTAAAATTTTTTGAAATATCGTGTGCAATAATTATCGGTTTAATAATGATTTGTTATATTTGGGTAGATGGATTTAGTATTTTCAATAATGTGGATACACCCGAAGAACTCCCTGAAAGCACCCGAGAATGTGAGATAACAATTTTGCCGACAGAAAAAATTTATATGCATCGATACGGAACGATAGAAGATCCATATAGAGAAGATTTGCACGGAGAGATAAGATGTTCTTGCATAAGGGCAGTGAGAAGTTGGGGGGTAGAATTACCATATGGAATTAGTGTAGAAGATATGGAGCCAAATACAGGGATAGAAATTGGAGCGGTGGCAATTTTTAATGAGAAAGACGGAGGGCATATAGGGATAGTGACTAAGATAGGAAAGAAAGGATTTTATATAAAGGAATCAAACTATGTAGAGTGTGAAATCACGGAGAGGTGGATATCATTTGAAGACAATAGATTAATAGGTTATTATAAATAGATATGATGAAAAGTAATTCAATGCACAGAGCAAGAAATGAAATGATTCACGAAGTGGAAAAATTTGGCATTGAGTTTGATTTTAATAACAGGGAAATATTTTGCGGGGATATAGTAGAATGCATTAATCCCTATGAATCAAAGCAAGGGGTAAAGAAAAAGATAAGGAGTATCATAAAGAGAGTAGAGGGGTTTAGAGAAAACAGACATAGGAATAGTCTTCAGAGATTATTTTAATTTAAATAATATGTTAAAAAAGATAACAGAAGAAGAAGCAAGAGAGATGATGAAAGAGAATCCTGAGGAACAGGTTGCTATCTTTAATGAGACTGACGAACAGTGGTATAATATCAAAGGTTTGTCAATGGAGAAAGTGGGTAACGAATTAATGAAAATGGCTGAGAGGGGGTCATTCAAAGAGTAAAAAAAATCAAAATGGATGAAAAAACAGAAAAAAAAACGGGAAATACCACAAATGCAACACAGGAGAGCTCAGAAAAGAGTGATTTTTGTAATGGAATAGTTAAATCATTAAAATACGAAATAAAACTGTCAGATATAGAAAAAAGAATAATCGCACAAAAAAGATTATTTTTGGAGAATTATGATAAGTCACTAGCAAATGTAACATTATCTGCAAAAGCATAGGTGGAAAGAAAGTGATTCTGTATTTAGATCGAAAGCAGAGAAGATTTTGAAAGAAAGATCATCACAGGTAGAAGATAGATTACTGAGAGCAATAATGAATAATGAACCGTGGTCAATTTCTCTTTATTTAAATAGGATACATCCACAATATAATCCAAAGATTAAAGTAGAACAGATCGAACCTGAAAGAACTTATAAAGATGTTATGGAGGAATTAGAAAGCAAAATAGAAGATAAAAAAGTCCAGACTAAAACAGTTAATAAACAAAAAACATTAACATATCATGTCGTTATCAAATAGAGAACATATAGAATTAAATTTCAAGATTAAAAACAAGAGGAAAAAACTTGTTAATTTCAAATACAATCCAGCACAAGAATACTACGACAAACACAGGACTCGTAGAAATCTGATATTAAAAGCGAGACAGAAAGGGTTAACAAAAGTAATTGATGCAGAGCAATTGGTTGACTGTATGATGAGACCGACCAATGCGATTGTTATGTCTCATGAGAAAGAAGCAACAAAAAGATTATTCTCTGCAGTGAAATTCTATATTGATAATTTAGAAATTAAACCTCAACTGTCTACAGACTCAAAGAACGAAATGAAGTTCCCACAAACAGGATCAAACTATTTCATTGGAACAGCAGGACAGAAAGCAATCGGTAGAGGGGACACGATTGATCGTGCTCATCTATCCGAGGCCGCCTTTTATGAAAATTTTGAATCAATCCTTGCTGGAATTTCAGAAGCATGTGAATACGGTCAGATAGATATTGAAAGCACAGCAAACGGACATAATGGTTTTCATGACATGTGGTTAAAAGCGAAAGCAGGAAAGTCTCCATATACTCCGATTTTTATTCCTTGGTTTATCGATGACGAATACTCAGTGGACTCTTTAACAAAAGAAGAAAGAGATGGACTAAGTGTTGCAGTGAGAAAAATGTTTGATGAGCCAGTAGCAGAAATGAAATTGACTGAAGAAGAAAATAGATTAATCGAAAGAGTGAAATTGGAATGGAAAATAGATTTAACAATGGGTCAGATAAAATGGAGAAGATATAAAATCTGGGATAAGGGAGATTTATTTTGGCAAGAATATCCTGAAGATGATGTGAGTTGTTTTCTTCAAAGTGGGGGGAACGGAAGAAGAAAGAAAAGAATTGAAAAAGGAATTATTATACGGTGGAGTCGATGGAGCCGAGGGAACAGAAAAAGGGGATGCTAGTAGTTTTGCAGTAATGAGATTAAATAAAGAAACAGGAAAGGCAGTAACAATTTTTGAATATACAAGCAACGAACCGTTAGATATTTTTGATTTAAAAGTGGCAGGGATTTGTAAACAATTTAGAATGAAGCTCGGAGTGGAAAAGAACGGAATTGGATTGGCTCATGTTTTAGGTTTAAGAAAACTCGGAATAAATGTAAAAGAATATAACACTACGGCGACATCGAGACCAGTGATGATCACAGACCTCGAGCAAGCATATCGTAAAGAAGAATTAATAGAAACTTATCCTGAAGCTGAGTCGGAAGCAAGGGGTATGATTTATGACAAAAGCAACAAGGCTATTCACTTGCCGAGCAAACATGACGATAGGGTCTTTGCCCGAGCGATAGCACTTCAAATGATGAAAATGCCAACTGGTAAAGTTTCATTCTTGTAGGGGTTGCAAAGATTATTAATATCATGCTAAAATATATATATGAAAATACTCGATAAACTTTTTAATGCATTTAAGAAAAAGAGTATTGTAACTGGAGGTTTAGAAGTCGTTCAGAGGATTTTTGGAGGTAAAGGTAAATGGTCTAAAACAAAACAACTAGCTACATATTCTAAAAGCTTATATGTCTTTGCTTGTGTCAGGAAGATAGCTGAGAAGACAGCATCTCAAGACATAAGATTATTTCAAATAATAAATTCAAGTGGGGACAAAAAAGAAATCGCAAGTCACCCAGCACTCGACCTTTTATATCGAGTGAATCCTTTTCAAACAAAGTCTGAATTTCTAGAACAGACAATGATAAACCTGAAACTATCAGGGGATGCTTTTTGGTGGAAGATTAGAAACGAACGAGGACAAGTCGCAGAGTTATGGAACCTAAGACCTGATCTTGTGACTATCGTTCAGGACCCTGAAGAATTCATAAAAGGATATGAATTCCAAAAAGCCGATGGAGAGAAAGTAAAATTTGATAAAGAAAATATTATACATTTCAAATATCCAAATCCATTAGATCAATACTATGGAATGTCTCCAATATCAGCATCGCAAACAAGAATAGACACAGAAGAATTTGCATCAGAATATCAGAGAGACTTCTTTTTGAATAGTGCAAGACCTGATGCTATTTTGAAATTCGGTAATGGTAACGAAGTGACAGACGAACAGAAACACGAAATCAGAAAAGGATGGAATAAGAAATATCAAGGAGTAGGTAAGAATTCAAAGATTGCTATTTTAGAGGGGGATGTAGACTATCAACAATTATCCATGTCTCAAAGAGAAATGGATTATATCGAATCAATGAAATTCACAAGGGATGATGTTCTTGTGGCTTTTTCAGTTCCTAAAGCTATCGTAGCAATTACGGATGATGTGAATAG